TTAGCGCGATCCTGAAAATCTCAGGTCATGTTCGGGGAACTTTGCCATCAGCAGTTGCCTGTCTGAGTCGCTCCGGGTGTAGGCAAAAACTTGCTCCATAACCTTGCGTGACCCCCTTGCAATCGCCCACTCTCGGCGTGCTGACAGGGCCTCCTCAACGGTGCTGAATGTCCCTAGAGAGCAGTCCTCGCCAAAGTCTCTCGCCCGCGTGAAGTACCTGATTCCCCTCTTGCCTCTGTAAAGCCGGACATCGGCCGGTAGCGGCGAGTCGTGCGATGTGGAGGCGGCGAGCTTCGCAAAGCCTCCGTTCTTGATGAGTGATGTGCATAAGCGGTACAGGACATCCTCTCCCCACTCGTTCATGGCGATGTTCACTGCCACGCAAACGACGCGCACGTTTGCGGCCGTGTATCCGAGAGAGCAGTCCACTCTGTCAATGCTTGGAGCGTATGGTCGCCTCTCGCCTAGAGTGGACCGCGTAACGTCGAATGGGATCTTCGTGACCTCGCAGGCGGCCCCACATCTGCGCCAGATGGTATCGGCTTCTTCATCAGTGATCGTGAAGTCAATTCCTTTGATGGCCGCTCGTTTCTTTGCTGATCGAAGGCTAGCCTTGTACTCGTAATACGGCAGCTTCATGGCAACGAATCCTGCATTCTTTGCGGCTCCGAAAGCAGCGCTTCCACCTTCCCCATTTCCAACGCATTCCGGCCCCCGTCGATCCACTTGGAGTAGATGCGCAAGAACATCTCCACCGAGTGCCCAAGTTGCTTGGCGGCGTAGGCTGGCGTCACCCCGGCCATCAGCATCATCGTCGCATAGGTGTGCCGGGTCTGGTACGGGCTGCGGTAGCGGATGCCCAGCCTCTTCAGCGTCGGCATCCAATAGCGCTTCCGAGGCCCGGAATCATCGGCCCACCGCTCGCCCGTCATCGGCGCACGGAACACCCACCCGTCAGGCAGCATGAAGGTGTGCTTCTTCATCCGCAGCAGGGCAGCATAGGCGCGTGAGTTGAGTTCAACCACGCGGGTGGAATTCGTCTTAGTGCGCTTCTTGTGCTCGCCGAGGGTGATCGTTTCGGCCACCAGCAGTTGACGCCGATTGAAATCGACGTTCTTCCAGTCCACGGCAAGACTTTCCCCGGTCCGAAGTCCAGAGAAGAATTTGAATTCGAAGTAGTCGGCGATCTGCTCTCCGTACCTGCTGCGCATGTGAGAGAGGATCTGCTCGACCTCCAGCATCTCGAAAGGGTCGGGCGGGTCTTTCTGGTGAGGCGCTGCCTCCATCCCGGCCACGGGGCTTGCCTTGATATCCTCATCGCGCAGGGCCAGGTCTAAGGCCAGTCGCAGGACGGAGGTCTTGTTGTTCCGCGTCTTGCCGGTCCACTGCGGTTTCGTCGCCAGCGCGGCCAGGATGTCGGAGTGCCGAAGTGCCTTCAGCGGCTTGTCACCGATCTGGCTCTTCCAGAAGTTGACCGACACCCTGTAGGCTTTGATGGTCGAGTCTGCGAGGGTAGGGTGCAGCTTGATCCAGTTTTCCAGATGCTCCCCGACCGTGATGCTGCGGCCGGTTGTCGCGTTCGGGCTGGCCGGGAAGTAGTCCGAGAACACGAACGTGCCGTGCTTGATCTTCTCCCGGATCTCGGCGGCAAGCCTGGTGGCGTACTTGAGGTTGGCCGGTGTGGGGGGCATCGGCTCCCCGTCCGTCTTCAAGGTCTCCTTGTACGGCCTGCCCTGAAATGTGAAGTGGATGCGGATTGATCGCTCCCGCTTCTCTACGCCCCCTGCCGAACCCATCGTGTCACTCCCGGAATGTCTACCCAGATTGTCCCGCCACGGCGGTGATAGTGCCGCCCCTCGATCCAGACGCCTTCCTCGATCTTTCGGCGTACCGCCTTCTCGGTCAAGCCGAGGGCCTCGGCGGCTCGTTTGATCGTGGCTGTCTCGGCGAGCGGGCCAGCCTCCACAACAGGGATTTCAGCTACTTCCATCACTCCCCCCCGAACTGCTGCTTGATGACGAACACTGGCGCAGAGTTGTGGCCGAATCCTTGCTCAAGGCGGGCGATGACTGCGCGGATGGTTTCGGCTCGTACATCCTGGTCCTGCTGGATGGCGTGGCCGCTACAAGGGCTTACGGGTGCTTGCGCATCAGCCTCGACACCGCTTGTGAGGAAGTCGTCCTTGCTCTCGCGATCAAACTTGATCCAGCCATCCCAGAGCGGCATTGACGGATCTCCAGCAATCTCCAGCGCACTCGCCGGGTAGATCTGCACGCTGCCTGGGTGTGCCTCGCTCTCGACTGCGTAGCCCTCGGGTGTCAGTGTGGTGGAGTACGTGCCGACGACTCGGCCCTGCCACTCGCTGCCGCGCGTCTTGCGCACTCGGTCGCCAAGGTTGAACTTGGGCTGCATCACTCGGCTCCTTTCGGTGCAGGTGGGAGCGGCATCCAGTGGGTAGGCTGGCCGCGCGCTGCGCCCTCTCTTCGCCACGGTATGTTCTGCCACAAGCCCCCGAAGAACTCGGAAGACATGACGCCGTCAAGCGGTGTCGCGATCAGAATGCGTGTCCCATCCTTCGGCGCAGTCTCAATCGGACGCCAGTCCATCTCATCCGCGACCTCCCTGATTGCATCAGCCACTCCGTCCAGAGCGGTGCTGTCTGCGATGCGTCGGAGTTTTTCGATTGGGGTCATGCTTTGTCCTTTTGCGTAATCCGTGCGATCCATTCATCGCGCTCGATTCTTCGCTGAGCCATCTCGCGCTCCTTGTCTTCCTCCAGGCCCGGCGTGTTGCCCACGACCCATCCGAATGCCTCGTCTGCCGCTTCGCCAAGCAGGTGCAGCAGGTAAAGCGCGAAGAGCACCGGAACCTTGATCGGCAGCACGAACAGCGTTACAGCCAAGTTTCTCCACGATTTCTTTACGTATCGCATTCCTCATCCCCCTCATCCCCATCCCCACACCCGTCTGACGCATCGCCTGTGGCCTGGTCGTCGTCGGGCTCCTCCCACGGTCGGGCGTTTGCTCGCTCGCGTGATCTGCGGCTCATCCCATCGCCCTCCCGATTTCGGCTGCTGCGCGGACGATGGCTTCACGAATGCCGTACAGGCGCTGAGATTCATCCGGAACAAATGCGGCCTCGTCAACATCGCCTTCGTCACCGACAGCAACGCTGAACTCGCCTTGCATGATGTTTAGCTTCAGTCTTGCCGCCAGCCGCAGCGCCTGGCCATCCCAAACAAGCGGGTTCCACACGTGCCCATCGGAAACCATCTTCGGAATTCCATCAAGATGGTCAATGTGGTAATCAACCCCCGCAGCCTTCGCCGCCAGTTCCAGCAGTTCACGGTCTGTCACTTGCTCGTCTCCTTCAGTTGTTCGATGGCGGCGGCGCAGTTCGTCGCCTCGTCTCGCCTTGATACAGCGCCCGCAGTTTCGGTAACGCTTCCCCATGCAGACCACGTGTCTGCGGAATCGGAGTGAATGCGCGCTCGCTGCTCGCACACCACCACCGCCTCCCCCAGCCCAGCGGCACGGCCTGCGGTGTAGGCGCGTTTCTCGGTGGCTGACTCGATGAGGGCGGCGAAGCTTTGGACGCGTCGAACGCTCAGTTCGCGACTGTCTTCGGAGTCGAGTCGAAGCATGTCTGTAAGGCCGGCCTGCTTCGCCATCTCAATCACTTGCTCTCGGGTGAGGGTCATGGGGTTTCCTTCTTGATTTCTTTGATCGGCGCGACGTATGGCATGCAGCCAGGTCGGCGCACCATCGCATAGCCCTTTGCTTCAGCCAGCACTTCGACTCGGCGAAGTTCAATGCGGTCCTGGATGCGCCCGTCGGCCAGATGCGGCGTCTTGTTGGCATGGGTCGCCATCACCTTCTTCGCCATCACCCCTCCTTGCCTTGGATGCCGTGGGCGCGCTCGATGGGTGGGAGCGCATCAACCAGAAAATCGAGGTGCTCGCCTGATGGGCACATTCCACCGAGCCGCACGTTCTGCTTCGGGTTCAGCACAGCGCAGATGCCGTCTTCGCTCCAATGCAAGGCGCGAAACCTCCTCCACCGCTCCCCGTCCTTGTCCTCCACCACCGGCAAGGCAAGGGCGGCTCGGGCTTGCAAGACGCACGCTGCTTGAGCCTTCACGATGTCGTCAGCATCGCGGTCAAGGATGGCTTCCTTCAGTTCAGCGTCGGTGGCTTCCGCAATCGGGCCTCCTGTGGACAGCAGATCAGTGAGGGATTTCTCCAGCGCCTGCTCTCGGGTCATGGGCTTGTCAGTCATTGCTGTCCTCCGTGATCGTGACGCGGGCGAAGCGGACGCGCTTGAGAGCACTCGTTGCCGTGTCCTTGTCATAGCCACTCAGATAGGCGGATTTGGCTTCGTGCCTCGTTGATCTAACGTAGATCCACAGCACCCACGGGCGCCCGCGTTCAGGCGTTGCAATGGGCGCCCACAGGCCCTTGCTGATAGCTCGCTTGTCAGTCATGGCGGGGCTCCTGGGTTGCGGGGTTGCGCTTGCGAGCCTCATCCATCTGGAAGCTCCACGCCTCCATCTCTTCGGTCGTGAACCCCCGGCAGGCGTTCCAGCAGGCCACCAGGCGGCGGGCCACCTCGGCGTCGTCCTTGCGCTCGCCCATGGTGTCAACGATGCACACCGGCTCGGCCGATGACGTGTAAATGGCCGTGGGCACCTTTGCCGCACGTGTAAGGGAAATGGTGTCAATGCACATCACTCGCCCCCTTCCTGGCTGGCCGCAGGCGATGCGGAGAGCATGGCGGCGTCAGTGGTGACGGGCTCGTTGTCGTTCGCGGCCTTCATGAACGCAATCCAGTGTGTCTTTTGCTGCTTGCCGCTGCGGTGTCCGATCACTGGTCGCTCAGGCGTCAAGGCCAGAATCTGCGAAACCGGAATTTCATCCTCGCACCACTTGAAGATGAGAGTTCCGTCAGGCTTGAGCACGCGAAAGCACTCAGCGAAACCCTTGCGCAACATCTCGCGCCATTCGCCCTTGAGCGTTCCATACTTGAGGCCGACCCAGCCGGTTGAGCCATTGCGCTCAAAGTGAGGCGGGTCGAACACCACCATGGCAAACGTCTTGTCTGCGAACGGCAGAGCAGTGAAGTCGGCCTGATGGTCCGGATCGATCACCAACTCACGCGAACCGCCGCGGCTAGACGCGTCGGTCAGCGTGTGGCGCTCACGTCGCTTATCAACGTAAACGGCGCGGGGGTCGGCCCGATCAAACCAGAACATGCGGCTGCCGCAGCAGGCGTCTAGGATCTTCTTGTCGGTAGGCACTTCAATCACTTCTGGTCCCCTTGCCTTTCGTTTCCCTCATCCGGCACTGCCTGCACAGCAGGGGCGGGCTGCTCCTGGTTGGCCCGCTGGTGACACTCAAGTGCGTTCAGGGCCATGCGCCAAGGGTTGTTGTCGCTGCTGTGCTCGCCGATGTCATAACCGGTGTGCTTGGCGATAGCGTCAGCCAGTTCGTCCGCCCAATCGTGGTATGTGTCGCGGTCCTTGAGCGCCCCGGTCAGCTCGTTCTGGTGCTTTTCGTAGGCCTGCTCCTGGCTGGCGGGTGGGGTGGTGTAGAGCGTGTGCTGTCCATCTGGCAAGTTGTCGGCACCATCAAGCCATGCTTGCAATATGGTTGACTTGCCAAACGACCCCCCAATGCCACCGCGATAGATCGTACAGATGGCCTCCCCACCCTCTGCGGGCTGGGTGCAAGCCGAACTGGCTGGGTAGGCCATAGGGAAGCCGTCTGCGCAAAGCTGGCCTGGGCGGTATGAGGTGCACGTCATCACACACCTCCCTTCTCGGCTGACAGGGCGGCGTCGATGGCGCGACGTGCTGGGCGCAGAACGCGTGCGGCGTAGGGCATGCCAACGAATACCCGGTTGGGGTCGACTGCCCATGTCGTGGTGTCATCAGACAAGAACTCATCACCCGCCTCAATTACATCGATGTCAGCTTGCAGCAGGCGGTAGCGGCGCACATCCTCCGGCACAGCAGTGGGCGCTTGCGTGGCGGGTATGTGCGCCTCGCAGACCAGTGAGTACCGCTCTCCACATTCTGGGCAGGCGCGCGTCATGGTCCCGTCACGGCCGCAGCCTGGGCACTTGTCCTTGGCGGGTGATGGGCCTGACCACTCGCAGGTGTTGCATGCGGCATTGCTGCCTGCGTCATTGATACCGGTGTGTCCACAGTTGCTGCACTCGCAGCATTCGACGTAGGTTGTCGGCGCAGCCACAGTGGCGTCAGGCTCCACCGCCTCAGCCTGCGCTGGGAGCTGTTTCGCCTGCGCGAGCGTCGCCTGCACCGTGAGCCACGCCTGCTGAATCTGGTGGTCCGCGTATTCATCTGGTGCGGATGTTGACCTTGCGATGTTGTTCGCCCACGCGCCATCGTTGGTCGCCCACTTCTCAAATGCTGCTCGCATGTCAGGCGCACAAGCCTGCACGGGCTGCACCTGTCGCGCCACCACCGCCTGCACAGCAGCCTTCAGGCTGTCGCCCTCGGACAACCCCAGCATGTCGCGCAGTTCGTCGATCACGGCCTGCAGCGTCTTCGCGTTCTCTGCGTGGATGCTGTCGGCGACGGGGCGGGATGACAGGGCGGCGCGCTGGTTCCATTCAGCCGTGACGGCACGAGTCGCCTCTGCCTGCGTATTGCTCGTCACCATCTTGTGAGCACAAGATGCGTAGCCGCCGCAGTAGCACACAACCGCTGCGATGAACGCTGTTTCCGCAGCGTTGTCGGGGCGCTCCATGAGTTTTTGGGCACGCCCGCAGAACGGGCACGGCAGCAGCGGCGGCAGGGATTCGGGGGTGGTCATGCGTTTCCTTTCTATCTGCATCGTCTTGTCAGGGCCTACGCCGGGAGGGCGGTCGGAACTCATGCGGCGATCTCGGACTTCGCTTCTTGGAACGTGATGCGCTTGTGAATCTCGCGAGTCGCTTCTACATCGCGTGCGCAGTAGCGGGCCACGTCATCAAGACGACCAGCCTTCACCGCATCCCAGACCGTTGCCCCCGTGATGTCGGTTTTCGGAGAGGGGATGCCGAGTGCCTTGCACAGCTTGTCGAGGCTCCCGCCAGGACGCGCAGATGGCCCGCCCCACTGAACCATCGTGTCAAAGACTTTCTCCGACTCCCACGGCTTTGCCTGTGCTGCGCGTGCAATGACGGCGTGAGGCTTGATGCCGTTGACGATGTGACGCTGCACCAGGAACCGCAGATCGAACGCTGCAACGTTGTGCCCGATGACGCAGGTATTGAACAAGGACGACGCGCCGATCTTCAGCGCCTTGCTGAAGCCGTAGAGCACCGAAGCCTCGTTCATGCCCTGCACAGTTCGTGCTGGCTCATCGTCAACGGCCCAACCGATCACGCAGACCTGACCGAATGCGCCGTCCAGCGCAGTGCGGCGGTATTGCTCGTCAATCTCGGCATCCACGCCATCGCGCAGCGATTGAATGGCCTCCGCGCCCTTGGTCTGCATCCACTTGTCTGCGGCTTCAGCGCCGTAATTGCTGGGTGCGCGAACGTCAGCGATCTTCGCTTCAAGTTCTTGCGTGGCCTTCTCGCGGATTTCAGCCAGGATGTCAGGGCGTTGTGCCGGGATGGTTTCGATGTCAATGTAGAGGTTCATGGTGCGCTCCTTAGCGCCCCGAAGGGCGCTGCTCATACTTAGAACGGGAAGTCGTCGTCAGCGGGTGCGCCAGCGTCTTGCGTCCAGTCTTCGGATGGCGTCTGAGTGCGCTTCTGCACGTTCTTGCGACGGTCGTTGACGGGCTTCGCCATCAGGGCGTCCAACATCTTCTCCAGCCGCTCAGGCTTCGTCTTGCGGTCAAGGATTTCCGAGGCAGTCAACTCGGTGTCAGCCTGGAACACCGCGAAGATCGCGAGGCGTTCACGGTCCTTGCCTTCCCGGTCGGTCTCCAGTTCCTTGCGCAGCAGGAAGCCGATCTTCTTGCCCATCAGGTCCGGGTAACCGCTGGCCGTGACGCGTGCGCGGGCCTTCGCTGCCTTGTCCCACTTCTCAAACTGGATCGGGCCTTCTTGGATCGAGCGCAGTTGCAGGCAGGCCAGGATGGCGTTCACGGTCTTGAGAGATGACAGGGCCTCGCCGTCTGCGCGGTGCGTGTAGAGGTCGAGGTAGTCAGCGGCAGCGCCATCGGCTGCCTTGAACGAAAGGCCGAGGCCCTTGGTGCCGTTGGTGGACACGATGGCTTCGGCGCGAGTGATGACGCCGATGTACTTGCCGGATTCGCGGATGCTGGTCGAGAACGAGTCAGCGGCTTTGGCTTGATTGGTGTCGAGTGCGTAGCTCATGGTTTCTCTCTGCTCAGGTTTCAGGCGTCCACGGTGATGCCGTAGAACTCACGGATTGCGGCGTCAACTGCCGCGAGGTCGTTGGGGATCGTTTCGTCAGCGAACAGGTCGATTGGGCTTTTCACCGTGTCGCTGCCGTTGTTCCGAGTGCGGAACAGGTATTGGTCGTTGATGACCACCGTGCGCAGGACGATGGTCACAAGCCCTTCCATGACGATCTTTTCGTCCAGCAGCTTCCCAATCGTCTTGATCTTGGTCTTGCCGAACTCGTCAGTGCTGGTGTGGCTCAGCAGATAGACCCGCTTGTGATCGGGCAGGGCGGTTGCTGCTGTCAGCACATCCCATGCGTGGCGGGCAATCTCGTTGTACTTAGCGAACGCTGCGTTGCCCACTTCAACATCAGTGACGCGGCGCATGAACTCATTCGCCATGACGTACTGGAAGTCATCAATGATGATGATGTCCTTCTGAGTGCGTCGCATCGCTTCAACGATCTTGGCGCTGTCGTCAGTGACGAACACCGATCCAGTCGGGTTCTCCTTAGTCGCTGGCTTCCAGTCCTTAGAGCGGAACGGGAGCGGCTTGCGAACCGCCTGGATCAGCAGCGTGTGTGCTGGGTCGATGTTGCGCAGGCTGGTTGTCTTGCCCGTTCCAGATTCCCCGATAACCATCGTTGCAATGCTCATAGCTCTCTCCGTCAAAACTCGGTGTGTCTTCAAAATCAGGTGATTCGATGGCGTCCCAAACAAGGGACTTGGTGCGGCTCACTGCTTCACCCCCATCAGTTCGCCGACGAGTTGCCACGCATCGCGCAGCAGGTGCCCGTACTCGGCCCACAGAAAGCCGACGAAAGCGCAGAACACGATGAAGGCCAGGCCGGTGAAGATTGCGAACACGGCTTTCTCGCCGGTCGTCAGTTCCTCGGGGCGTTCGACTGCGCAGGCGTAGTTGACTGATACGCGGTGGAGTTGGGTTTGCTCGATCATTTGGTGATCCTCAAAAAATGCGGACTGGCGAAATCCGGGCGTCCTCTACTACAACTCGGTTTGATGGGTGCCAGCCCGCGTGAAATCAGATGGGCAGGGGCTTGGCGGATGCGCCGTTAAAGCCCTGTTCGTGAGCCCAATCAATCGCGGCCCAGACCGAGGGCCAGATTCCCCAGCGGGTGACGCGTGTGCCGTCGCGCTCGACGTAGGTGATGCGGATGCTCATGCAGCCACCCACATCTCAATCCCAAGCTCATCACATGCGCCAGTGAGCGCGGCTTGAATGTCGTCATTGGCTTGCTTGAGCGCGCAGAGCGAGGCAAGCAGGCATTCCAGACGCTGGGCTTTGTCCAGTTCGACCGTGACGTACAGGCGACCTTGGCGCGTGTTCACGGTGGCTTCGGTGGCGGGGAAATCGGTTGTGATGTTCATTGCGTCCTCACTTGATCCGTGCCTGAGCGATAGCCTCGGCGTGTTCGTCAATCCAGAAATCGAGGAATGCGTCCCAAATGGGCTTGACGGGGTTCAGCAGGTAGTCCGTGTAGTGCTCAGACCACCACTCACCGAAAGCCCACTCGATATCGACCTTGATGTCGCCGTGCACGTCCGACGACATGAGGATGGGTCGCGTCAGGTCAGCAGCAGCACACGCCGCGCGAACCTGAGCCCGCATCACTCCCGCGATCACTCGCGTCTCAAGCTCGATGGCGTCATCACGACGCGCCTTCTTCTCTTCGTCGGCTTGGTGCTGACGCTCGGAGACTGTTGCCCAGCAGGTCATGCTTCTTCTCCACCGCGCAGCACGAACCGCTTGTGCAGCCCCCTATTGATCTCCGTGAGCATGCCGTTAGCCCAAACCGCTGCGCCACCCTTCGTGTAGTAAGCCGCAGCACGCTGTGCAGCCGTAATCAGCGAGCGCGCACCAACGGACTTGAGGCGCGCAACGAGCCTTGCATCTTTGAGGCCATGCTCATAGTTCTTGGCGATGTACCAGATGCCGTCGAGTAGGCGTTCATGAACAGGTACGCCGTCCGCCTGACACAGATCGGCGCAAAGCTTAAGTACAGCGTGAAGAAGCGGCAGGCTCTCGTTTGCCCGTGCGTACAACAGGCTCACGGCCTTGATCTCGCCTGCCGACTTCGCGGTCTTCTTCAGCGATAGGCCAGCAGCATCGAGCGCATCGGCAACTCGTGCTGCGGTCGCATCGCCAGCGACAAGGAGCGCCTTGTGTTTGGCTAGCGCAGTAACCGGCTTTCGGCCTGCATTGGCGCGATAGAAGCCCATCGCCTCGTCGCGCACATCGTCCAGCTCAAACTCCAGACACGGAAGTTCGTAAATGTCGCTGCGCTTGCGTGCCGCGAGCACACGGTGCTGGCCATCAATGACCCACAGACGGCCGTTCCGTTGAGCGACAGTGATGGTCCCGCACGCAAGCCACGACCACTGAGAGGCGATCTCCAACACCTTTTGCTTGTTTGCCTCGCGCTGGTAAGCCTCATTGATGCACAAGAAGTTCTTCGGGATCTGCTGAAGCGTTCCAGGCTTGTCCTTCATGACCCACCCGTAGCGGTCAACCTTGTTGGCGCCAAAGGGGGTCTTTTCGTCAACCGGCATCGCGTATTGGCCGATCTCGATTTGCGCAAGTTCCATCTCAACTCTCCTTATCCCCGTGGGGTGTCGCGTTGAGATGAATTAAACAACGTGTTGATGCTTGCTGTCAACAGGTTGTTGAGAGTTTTGGCGCGACTGGTCAACCGTGTGGCGACGACAACAGGTTGTGTGCCTGTCCGATTGTTAGTCTGTAGACGCTTTGTCTAGCCTGGATCGCGCCCGTGCGGAATGCATGGGCGTGAAAAAGCCGCCTCAAGGGCGGCTTGTTGGTGAGTGGCAGATCACCAAACTATCTGCCTGAGTGCTCCGAGCACTTGGATGGCGTGTCTGCCGCTGTCAAAGCTCGGTCCACTGTCAGGGATGGCCTCGAAGTGCTCATCAGACAGTGACCGGAACTCGGCCAGGAACAGCGCGCCCTTTGCGGACTTGAACAGGTAGCACTCACTGTCGATGCACTCCGCTGGACTGGAGGCTGGCACGAAGAGCAGCTTGCGCCCTCTACGTACCCCGAACCTCGGGTAGTCCACCTCGGAGACGGCCCACACAGCGCCATCTACCTGCACATCGGCGGCATCTAAGTACCCCTCGATGTCTGCTTCTCTTACTCCATCTAGCAAGACTACTCCTAAACGGCCCCATGCAACAACGGGGAGCTGCCGGTAAGTTTTACCAGAATGGGCAACGTTTACCAGTCTCACCCCACTTATGGGGTGCACGTTGTTCACTCCATCGGACGATTGACCGGCGATCCATTGTGGGGCAGTGCCTTCCCTGATGTAGATGGCCGAACACCCCCATAGCTCCTGGGCCTTGACGGCTACCTCGATGGGTACGCCGCGCCGCTTCCAGTTGGAGAGCGTGGCCGAAGTCGCGCCAAGAGCGCGCCATAGATCGGTCGTGTCGTGGATTGGCTTTGGAGCGCCTGCTGTCGCCTCTCTGGCGCAGTTCAGCAGTCGTAGGTAAGCGGGGTGCATCTCCAAATTGTCCATGGCGCTAAACGTTCTGTTGAAACAGACTGTTGACTCTTGCATCAACATGCTGTTTAATTTGTGGGCATGAGCAAACACAAACCGAATCCGGCGCGAACGCTGATCCAGTCTTTAGGCGGTCCTACAAGGGTTGCTGAGCTGCTCGGTTACGACAAGAGCAAAGGCGGGGTGCAGCGTGTCGCCAACTGGCAGAAACGCGGCATCCCGGCTGAGGTGCGCTTAGAGCGCCCCGACATTTTCGGGCAAAAAACGGGCCAGTTCCGCGAAACGGCGGAGGCCTGAATGCTGTCCCGCCTCCTTGCTGTCTTGGACCGCTGGTCCGACGCCGCATTGCGCGCTCTTGACCGTGTGATGGGCTACGACCCGGAGCAGAGGTTCTGACATGCCTCAGTCCATCAGGTCTTCGAGCCACTGCAACACGGTCTCCGCGTCGATCAGTGCCCGGTTGATGAGCCTGCGCACTGCCATCTGCGCCCATTCGTTGTCGTCCATCTGTCGCTCCGTTGTTGAGGGGTTGTCGATGGGTTCATTTGGCAACCCGGCCAACTCACAACACAACTGACAAACCAACCCTCAATCAATGAATTTCTTCAATCAGGAGCGAAACCGTGATCCCTCAGTCCGAATTCTTCTTCCCTTACGCGCTGCCTAAAGCGCGCTGGGTTGAGCCGCAGGAAGTGGCCCGCTGGGGCTCATGGCGTGAGGCTGTTCTGTGGTGCTGGGAGAACCGCCCGCAGCAGTCAGCGCGGAGGAACGGGGACCAATCCACGTTCCGCCACTACTGCGAGAAGGAGTACGGCTTGAAGGTGTGGCCGCCTCACGTTTCGCGCTGGTTGAACCGCGACAGCAATGCGCCGGTTGACCTGCCTCCTGATTTCGTCGCCGCTTTCGAGTCGTTCACCGGCTGGCGCGGCCTGACTCAGTTTTTCAACCGCAAGGCGAAGGCCACGTGTCTGGAAGAGGTCCAGGCGCGCATGGCCGCTTAACGAGAAGGAGCGAGAGATGGAAGAAAAGCCTCAGACAGAGGTCATCCGCCGCGTATGGACCGAAGGCTATTGCGTCGAAGTTGGCGAGTACGAAATCCCGGATTTTCTAGAGCTTCGCGTCCCGAATTTCAGCATTGAGCACTTCGGCAGCATCAGCTTGGTTATGACGCCCGACTACGCTGAGCAGTTGGGGAATGCGTTGCTGCTATGCGCTCAAGAGAAGCGCGCAAGCAAGAAGGTGGCCGCATGACCACACAACACAAGCACGCCGAGGCCATCAAGGCTTGGGCCGATGGGGCTCAGATCGAGGTGCGCTATCTCGGCTCTCTCTTCTCGGCTGACCGTACTTGGCGTGACGCAGGGCGGATCCCGTTGTGGGGCTCTGACGCAGCGGAGTTCCGCGTCAAGCCGACCCACGACGAACAAACCGACGACTGCACCGGAATCTGCGAGGTGAGCGAATGACCCTCTACCGCACCCAATGCCTGAAGCTCCTCCCGGCTCTTCGCTCTAAGCGCGGCATCACGAGCCTGGAGGCTTCGCGCAACCTCGGCATCACATCACTGCACCGCCGCCTGTCGGATCTGGAGAAGATGGGCTGCGTCATCGAGCGCGTACCCGTCAACAACAACGGCGTCCGGTTCAACCGCTACTTCGCAGTCAAGGTGCCGAAGCATCTGCTGGAGGCGATTGAGCGCAAGCGGGAGGTGTGCCATGCGTAAGACCACGCAGGCGGCATTCCACCCGATGCTGGGCCACGTCGAGGACGGCTGCGAAATCGCGTGCAGCAATGGCGACACCCTGACTGTGCGCCCCTCTATACGCGGCTGGTGCCTCATCAACCAGCGCGGTGAGCAGGTCGGGCGTGACATGAATGCGTGGCAACTTGCTGATGCGGTCGTGTCGCATGGGGGTATTGAATGACCCCCTTCAGCCCCGCATACACCCCGGTCATCGACCACCGCGAGCTTCGGCACAACAAGAGCCGACCTCAGACCAAGAACGCATACGACACCGGCACAGCAAGGGAGCGCATGGCCGCTCGCTATCTCCCGAAAGTGCCGCAGCCGGTCAAGAACATCACCAAGCCGAGCCAGATATGAGCTTTGAAAAAGTCATCATCGGTAACGCCACCCTCTACCGTGGCGATTGCATGGAAGTGCTTCCGACGCTGCCGAAGGTGGATGCGGTGATTACTGATCTTGCAGCAGGGGCGGCTGGTGAGCACTTGGTTTGCGCTGACCTTCTGTTGCAAGGCTACCGCGCTTTCCTTTCCGATCAGAACTGCCCGTATGACGTGGCGGTTGATATTGGCGGGAAGTTGATTCGAATTCAGGTGAAATCAACTCGCAAGGCAAGACCGCTACCGCAGCGCGTAGGCCACTTCCCTGCCTATATGTGGCACGTCAGGAGGGCAGGGAAAGCGGGGGCTAGGGTTTATCAAGACGGCGAGTTCGACATGCTTGCGCTGGTCGCGCTTGATGCTCGGCGCGTTGCTTACTTGCCGCAGTCAAATCAGGCGCAAACCATTCACATTAGGACGCATGCCGACCCAAATCCGCCGAAGCACGGCGGGAAAAGTGGAAAGACATTTGAGCAATTTCCGTTTTCCGCTGCATTGAAGGAGTTGCTCAATGGTTAAGCCTGTGGTTATCGGAAATGCAACGCTTTACTTGGCTGACTGTATGGAGGTTTTGCCAAACCTGCCGCGTGTCGATGCCTGCATAACTGATCCGCCGTATGGGATTGGCGTGGCGCATAACGGGAAGGTTGGGTCTTCCAAGATGGCCGAAGCAAAGGACTATGGGGTGGTTGAGTGGGACGATAAGCCGCCATCTAGCGACCTGATCGAGGCGATTAGAGCCGCGTCCGATTGGCAGGCGTTCTTCGGTGGCAACTACTTCGTTCTTCCGCCGACTTCATGCTGGCTAGTTTGGGACAAGCTCAACTCGGGAGACTTCGCTGATTGCGAGCTGGCTTGGACTAACTGGCCGAAAGCGGTTCGTAAATTTGAGTGGCGTTGGAACGGGATGATCCGCCAAGGAAACGAGGAACGATTCCATCCGACTCAGAAGCCGACTGCAGTGATGCGGTGGGTTATCGACCTATGCCCCAAAGCCGACACCATCCTAGACCCCTTCATGGGCAGCGGCACAACCGGCGTTGCGGCCGTTCAGATGGGCCGCCAGTTCATCGGCATCGAGCGCGAAACCAAGTACTTCGACATTGCCTGCAAGCGCATTGAAGACGCGCAGCGCATGGGCGACATGTTCGGCTTCAACGGTACATCAGCTGCCGACCTGAGCCACATCACACAGCCGGAACTCATCTAAGGCGATGCCTGCGGCCATACAGCAGGCAAGAAAAACCGGCGTCATCGGGGCTGCAACCCCTCGGCCGGTTTCTCAAGCAATCGGAGCCAATAGTACATGAACTGCTCAACATTGGGACAACCCCTAGACGGGCGTCCGTCGAATCGGACATGGAGGGGTGACTGATGCCACGGATCACGCCGAAGAACTGGCGCGAGTTCCAGCATTACAAGGACCGGAACCCTCCTTGGATTCGACTGCATCGCAAGTTGCTCGATGACAAGGACTTCCACCGCCTTCCGGTGGAGTCTCGCGCCCTTGCGCCGATGCTGTGGCTGCTCGCCGCTGAGTCTGTCGATGGCTCGATTGAGGCCGATCCAGACGACCTGGCCTTTCGCCTCCGCACGAACGAAAAAGACATAACCAAAGCGCTTAAGCCGCTCATTGAACGAGGCTTTTTTGTTATGGAGCAAGACGCTAGCAACGCGCTAGCAGGTTGCAAGCAACTTGCACCGGAATCGTGCTCAGAGACAGAGGCATTACAGAGAACAGAGACAGAGGCAGAGACAGAGACAGAGGCAGCGCAAAAGACTCGCGCTTCGCGCTCTGCCACCCCCTCCAAGCCCGACGACGTGAGCGATCAGGTGTGGGCGGATTGGTGCGCACTCCGCAAGGCCAAAAAGTCAACCGTCTCAGAAACCGTCTTGAAGGAGGCGAGGGCGGAAGCCGCGAAGGCGCACCTGCCGCTTGAGCGGTTCCTGTCGCTGTGGTGTGCCCGTGGCTCTCAGGGACTCATCGCCGATTGGCTTAAGCCTCACGAGCGAGGGGTGCCGACGATGGCTCCGCGTGATCGCATTGCGGCAGCAAACGCCGAAGCCAATGCCGAGGCAGCACGCCTTCTCGGCTTCAACTTTGACCCGACCGATGCTCAGGGGGTGATCGATGCGTGAAGCAGATTTCCCGGCATTCATTGAACTGCTGGATGGTTGCTATGCGCTGCTGGGGCGCGAGAAGGCCCTTAATGGCCCCGCCAAGGCACTTTTCTTCCGTGCCCTAGGGGCACATAGCCTAGAGGCCGTTCGCGCTGGCCTAGACGCTCATATCAAAGACCCGAAGCGCGGGCGGTTTGCGCCGATGCCTGCGGATGTGATTGAGCAGATCGAAGGTCTGGTCGCGGATGACGGTCGGCCTGGTGCTGAAGAGGCGTGGGCGATGTGCAGCCGTGCGGCTGACGAGTCGGAAACCGTGGTGTGGACGGCTGAGATGTCGGAGGCATACGCAGTGGCTCAGCCGCTGATGCAGGAGGGCGACCAGATCGGCGGTCGCATGGCGTTCAAAGAGGCATATGGCCGGATGGTTGATGACGCACGCCGAGCACGCCGCCCGGTGGCCTGGTCTGTGTCGCTCGGCCATGACGCCGAGAAGCGGCACGGCGCGCTTGTGGCTGCTGAGTCTCGCGGGCTGCTCAAGGCTGGCGAAGCGCTCCGCTTGGCTCCGCCGAAGGCAGACACGCACACGACCGCCGCTCTGCTGCTGGAGAACGCGAAGGCAAGTGCAGACCCGAGCACCGTGCGGGAGCGCGTCGCTGCGCTCAAGGCGCTGCTGGTCAAGCGTGACGAATCGGATCAATCGGAGGCGGTTCGCCAAGAAACGGAGCGCCGCAAGCGTGAGGCAGCAGAGCGAGTGATGGCCTATCAGGAACAGATCGAGGGGAAGCAAGCATGACGCTATTTCCGCGCAACACGAAGAAGCAAGCGGACCAGAAGCCGCAGACGAAAGCCGACGCGCATCGGATTCTGGACATGGCAAAGGCAGGGCTGGACGTTAGCCCTCAGTGGGTCACATGGGCGCTGGTGGTGACTGGCGATCTGACGGGGAAGGGTGGCAAGGCATGAACGAGCAAAAGACCAAAGTCCTCACGTACACGCAGAAGATGATTCTCGGAGTGCTGAGCGATGGCAAGCTGACAATGGCCGATCTTGTCAGCAGGGTCGGGATCACGCGGAGCGCAGTGACGGCAAACCTCCGTGTGTTGAAGCGCACCGGATTGGTGTTTGAGAACGGCAGCATCCCGACAGATGGCCGCCCGGCTGCGTTCTATGACGTGCACGTCAAGCACCCGATGCCAGCAGCGTCGGAGAACCTGGGCAAGAACCGAAAGCTCACGCCTCGGCTGAGGTCGATCTTCGATGCCATTGAGGCCAATGGTCCGATGACGGTCGCCGACATGGCCGACTGGATCGGGTGTGAGCAGTATTGCGTGCAGTCTGCCGTCAGCTATTACCGAGAGGGGGGCGACACCCGGACGCTGCGTATCACCCGCTGGACGTATGTCAAAGGCAGCGCCAAGGGATACATGCCAGTGTTTGGGCGCGGTCCTGGCGTTGATGCACCGAAGCCGAAGGTCGACAAGCGGGCATACAACGCCGAGTGGCGCGAACGCAATCGAGCAAAGATCCGGGCGAGTGCGGCCGTGTACCGGCAGAAGAAGTTCGGTAAGACCACTGTCGCCAACAACCCGTTCTGGCAACTGGTGAGCATGGCCGGTGCGAGTTGCGCCGCAGGCAAGGTGCGAGAAGAAGCGGAGGCAGCATGACCGCAGACGCAACCCAAGTAGGCGGGAGCCACTACAAGGACATGGAGATTCAGCCGTGGGAGGTGATGCAAAGCCTGCTGACGCCTGAAGAGTTCCGGGGGTTCCTCAAGGGCAACGTGCTCAAGTATTCGATGCGTCAGGGCCGCAAGGGCGATGCCACGGAAGACGCAGCGAAGGCCAGGCACTACGCGGCGAAGCTGAAGGAGGTGAGCAATGGCTAAGGGACGCTTCTACGGTGTGCCGCAGCAGCTTGTCGCCGAGCGGCGCAAGAGATTGGCGGCGGCGGCAAACCCCATCGCAAAGGCCAAAGAGCGCCATGACATGCACCAGTGGATTGCCGAGATGCGCGCTTTCCTTGTGGCGGCAAAAGACGGCGAGCCATGCCGAGAGGCTATGGAGCAGGTGTTGCAGTTCATCTGCCCCGCCATGAAGTCGATTGAGGGCTGGGACGATCCTCAAGGCGTTGGCGATGTGCTGTGCGATGCGGTTTCAATCGCTGCCGATGTCATCAATGACAACGGATGGAAGCCGGAGGCGCTTCCTCTGATCGTGGCTGGCTTGAACGAGGCCGCGCAGATCATCAACCAGATGCCTGCCGACTACATGGCGCGGGTCAAGGACTACACCGACCGATTGCTGGTCCGGGCTACGGAGGCCGCATGAAAGTCACCCTGCACAACGCGCAGCAGGGCTACCAGGCTTTCGCTGGACTGTGGTCTAACACCATCAAGCCCGCCCTGATGGCCGGTCACAAGGTCGAGGTCACTGCCGACTACGAAACCCGAACCACTGACCAGAACTCGGCTCAGTGGCCGATCCTGCAAGCGTTCTCCGATCAACTGGTGTGGCCCGTCAACGGCCAGATGACACGGCTCACAGCCGATGAGTGGAAGGACATCCTGACTGCTGCGTATCGTCAGGAGGTGCCAAGACTCGCTCAAGGCCTGAATGGTGGCGTCGTGATGCTCGGCCAGCGAACCAGCAAGTTCAAGCGCAACGAATGGGGCGCATGGATGGAGTTTCTCAACGCAGTGGCATCAGATCGCGGCGTGAAAGTCCCGCTGCCTAAGAGCATGGAAGGAGCCTACGCATGAAAACTGTTTCGTATTGGATGACGCCGTTAGGTCGGCACGAGGTGCCTGAGGCGATTTTGTGGCTCGCTGAAAAAGCCGAGTTCAAGGCGACTGGTCGCCATATGTGGCGCTCCGCACTCCCGCAGGCATGCTTCCCAGATGAAATGAATTCCGTCTACTACAAGGTGATCGCGGAATGGGGCGCGTGGCGAGAACAGCAAGACCGAGCGCTATACGAGGCGGAGTCCGCATGAACCTCATCACCCCCGCAGTCCGCGCACATCAAGCGCACATGGACAGGCTCAAGGAGATGTACTCGATGGGCCACAGCACAGACGACATACGCCAGTACATCGATGCCGTCAGGTCGTCAGAAGGCCGATTCAGGGGTGATGCGCTACGCAAGGAGTTCGGCGAATGGTGGAAGAAGCAGCAGGAGGTGAAGGCGTGATTCAGCAGGGACACAAATACGCGATTTGGGCCTGTGAGCGTCCTGTGATCGCGGTTGAGAAACTTGGCACTGACGGATGCTGGAAGGTGATGGAGATCGAAGGCGAGTGGCTTGGACGAACGCACGCGGCGTTCCCGGAAGACCTAAAGCCGCTCCCCATGAAGTACTTCGGCGGGGAGGTGCCACGATGACCCCCATCACCTACGACGAAGCCGCGCTTGAGGTCGAGGTAATGGCAACAACGCTTCTCGCCGTCTCGATGGAACTGAGCGAGGCAGCAGGCGTGTTGGGCGTCTCGTCCGAGCTGGTCAAACTCCGCGAAGCCATCGAGCAGCTATCGCACGCAGCACGACATGCTGTTGTGGAGGTGCATTGATGCAGTCGAAGAACAAGAAGCCTCCGACGAAAGCTGAGCGGGATCACATCGAGCGCGTGAAGTCTGTCCCATGCGCTGTGTGCGATGCCCCGCCTCCAACGGAGTGCCACGAAATCAAGCAAGGCCAGTGGTTCACCTCTGTGAGCCTTTGCCCTGACTGCCATCGCGGGCCAGTCCTCGGTCTTCACGGTCAGCGCAGAGCATGGATGGTGAGAAAGATGGATGAAATCGACGCCCTTGCCGTTACCGTTGAAAGGCTGGTGGCTGCATGACAGAAATCATCATCCCGTGGCCGCCTTCCATGAACCGCTATTGGCGCAGCGTGCCAGGGAAAGGCGTGCTCATCAGCGCTGACGGGCGGGACTACCGGGCCGCAATCATCAGCATGGCTCGGGCTCAGAAGTGGCCCGCCTTCGGGGATGCCAGGCTGATCGTGGAAATCGAGGCATGGATGCCTGACAGGCGCAAGCGCGACCTCGACAACCTGCTTAAAGCAATCCTCGACGCACTCACGCACGCTGGCGTGTGGGCAGATGACAGCCAGATTGACGACCTGCGTATTCACCGAGCCCCAACGATGGCCGGGATGCTCAAGGTCAAGATCGCCGCCAAGCAACTGGAGAAAGAGACAGCATGAGAACCGTTATTGACTTCAACCACGTTGCCCCGGAGCAGTACGCAATTCATGACAGATTGGTCAACTGGGCAAAGTGGGCGCGCGGCTCACGATCCGCAAACGTTCACCCCATGTTCCGGCAGTACCGGAACGACTATTGGGAGCCTGCTCCTTCTCAAACGCCGACAAACGCGCTGGATGCTGCGGATGTGCAGAAGGTGATGAAGGATCTTCCTGAGTCTCACCGCATCGCCGTGCAGTGGTGCTACATCAGCAGATCGGGCCCAACAGCCATCTGTCAACGAGTCGGAACCAATCGCGAAGGCCTCATGAAGCTGATCGTTGATGGGCGGTCCATGTTGAAGAACTTGCTGGCGCAGAAAGAGACCGCTTGACTGTACAGAAAAACATGTGTATAAACACAGCTACGTAGAGCGATAGCATAAGTACGTCCCTGCTTGCGCAGGGATTGCCGCCTCTACAAAAGCCTCGGTGCCTCACGGTCCCGGGGCTTTTTGCTTTTCTGCCGGGCCTATCCCGTCGCGCATCCATCGCTCCTTCTCCAATGGGATCAGCGCCCGGCACCCTACAACGCGAGCTGACTGAGCATCATCAGCAGCAGACCCCGACGCTATGGGAAGCCCCTCGGTGCCTCCTTCCGAGGATCGGCGGCGGGCGGGGATTCATTGGCGAACAACCCAAGAGGATTCGCAAGCATGGCAAAAGGCAGCAAGACAGCAAAGCTGGACGAGATTGGCATTGATGAAATCTGTGACCGCATCGTCGCAGGTGACAGCCAAAGCCAGATCGCCGCTGACGCTGGTGTGAGCATTGCCCTTTTGTCGGCTTGGCTCGGCGCTAATCCTGAACGTTCCGCGCGCGCACGCGAGGCCCGGATTGCGGCGGCTCGCCAGTTTGACGAAAAGGCTGAGGCTGAGCTTAGGGCTGCCTCTGACCCGTTCACGCTGGCAAGGGCGCGCGAATTGGCGCAGCACTATCGCTGGAAGGCATCGAAGGCCAGCCCCAAGGAGTACGGGGACAAGATCGAGATTGACCAGAAGACGACGCTGGTTGATTTGACGGATGAGCAGCTTGACGCACGACTTGCCCAACTCATTGCAGCGGGCGGATAAGTTTCAGTTGCTGGCGCTTCTGGAAGAGAAAGCCAGGCGCAAGGCTGAAAACAAGCTGCGTGATTACCGGGCTTACGCGAAACAGCAGGAGTTCCACGCTAACGGGCGCTTGTTCCGCGAGCGGCTTTTGATGGCTGGCAACCAGCTTGGGAAGACGTGGAGCGCAGGTTTTGAGACCGCCATGCACTTGACGGGTCGTTATCCGGATTGGTGGCAGGGCAGGACGTTTGACAAAGCTGTGGCTGGCTGGGCTGCTGGCGTGACGAGTGAGGTCACCCGCGACTCTGTGCAGCGCGTTCTATGTGGCCGCATTAATGCGATTGGCCTCGGGGCTATCCCAAAGGATGCGATCAAAGAGAAGGCGATGAAGCGCGGGGTGGCTGACGCCATTGACACGCTCGTCATCCGGCATGGTGGTGGTGGAGACATTCAAGCAGGGGAAAGCCTGCTGGGGTTCAAGAGCTACGACCAAGGCCGCGAGAAGTTCCAGGCTGAAACGCTGGATTTTGTTTGGCTTGACGAAGAGCCGGACGCAGACATCTACACCGAGTCGCTTACCCGGACAAACGCAACAAACGGGATCGTCTACATGACGTTCACGCCACTCAAAGGCATGAGCGATGTGGTGAAGCGGTTCCTTATGGACAAAGCGCCTGGCTCGGTTGTCACGTCCATGACGATTGAAGACGCAGAGCACTACACGCCTGAGCAGCGGGCCGCGATCATCGCGAGTTACCCAGCTCATGAGCGTGAGGCGCGGACAAAGGGCATCCCAACATTGGGGAGCGGGCGCATTTACCCGATTGATGAGGAACTAATCAAGGTCGAAGCCTTCGACATTCCCGCGCATTGGGTGCAGATCGCAGGCATCGACTTTGGTTGGGATCACCCTAGCGCGGCGGTGAAGTTGGCTTGGGACAGAGACGCAGACATCATTTATGTGACCGCGTGCCATCGACAGAAAGAGCAGACGCCTTTGCTGTTTGCCTCGACTGTAAAGCCTTGGGGTGACTGGTTGCCTTGGGCTTGGCCTCACGACGGCTTGCAGCATGACAAGGGGTCTGGTGAGGCGCTGCGAGATCAGTACGCAGCGCAGGGATTGAACATGCTCAAAGACAAGGCGACTCATCCGCCAACGGATGGTGAGCCTGAAGGATCTGGCGGCAACGGTGTTGAGGCCGGTGTGATGGATCTGCTTGACCGGATGCAGACGGGTCGCTTCAAGGTGTTCAGCCACCTCAATGACTGGTTTGAAGAGTTCCGCATGTATCACCGCAAGGACGGGAAGATCGTCAAGTTGGACGACGACCTCATGTCCGCTACGCGATACGCAAACATGATGAAGCGGTTTGCGGTGGCGCATAAGAGGAAAGAAAGGCCAAAGGCAAACACATCATGGATCAGGTGACAGAACCCAAACGACGCGGCAGGCCCCCGAAGGTCGAAGCCGAAAGCAAGCCGGAGCAGGTTGATTCCTCTCCGGCTTTTTTTGTGCCCATCCCTGACTACCTGGCTGAAGTTCCCTTGAGCGAGCAGTGCCCCTCCGACATCGTGCTGGCCTTCCGCTCTCTGCTCGGTGTTGTGTGCTCGTTTAAGGGTGGGCGATTGGTCTGCGTAGATGGTCGCGAGTTCCGCGCTGTCATTGCTGATGGCCGCGTTGAGGTGTTTGAGTGATGGATTACGAGGCCGGTCACGAAATGTCGGAAGACATGGACGAGCGCGACCGGGAGTTGCTCGCCATCTTGGACGAGGACTACTCCGACGCGCAGTTCTACACGGATGACGTGATTGGGCCTGAGCGCGCAAAGGCGCTGGACTACTACCTGCGCCGCCCGATGGGTGACGAGCGCGAAGGGCGGTCCAAGGTCATCAGTCCTGAGGTGTACAAGGTCGTTGAGGGTGTGAGCACGGCCATTGCTGACATCTACGTCAGCACGGACAAGGCCATTGAATTCACGGCAAAGCGCCGCGATGGCATCGAGCAGGCCAAGCAGCAAAACACGCTGGTCAACTACGTCTTCTATGTGCAGAACAACGGGTTCTTAAACCTGATCGAGTGCATCAAGGACGGCGTGTGGCTCAAGACGGGCTATCTGACGTGGCGTTGGGAAACCAAGCGCGTCATGACCCAAGAGCGGTACAACTCGCTCACGCCTGATGCGCTGTATCTGCTGGCGTTCGACTTCCCTGATGCGCAGATTGTCGAGCAGAAGCAGAACGATGACGGGACCATCAGCGTTGTCTTGAACGTGGTCAAAGAGTCGGGTCAAGTGGTGGTCGAGTCCATCCCGCCCGAGGAAATCCTCGTTTCGCCCCGCGCCCGCTCACAGGACATCAGCAAAGCGCCTGTGGTCATCTGGCGCACGGACAAGACGAAGGACGAGTTGCTGAAGTGCGGCTATGACGAAGAGAAGGTGAACTCCATCTCGTTCAGTCGATCTCAGTACGACTCGCCTGTGTGGCGTCGTGCCGACGACGCAGAGTCAGAGTTGACCGGGCAGGCCGAGATCCGCACGCATTGGCGTGAGATTGATTGGGACGGTGACGGCATACCTGAACTGCGCCGCATCGTGCGTGCGGGAAATGTGATCCTCGAAAACGAGATCATTGACGAGATCAACCTGAGCGCATGGACGCCCAGCATCCAGCCGCATGAGTTCTTTGGTCGCTGCCCGGGTGACGACTCGACCGAGACTCAGGAAACGATGTCCACCCTGAAGCGCCAGGTGTTCGACAACGTGTACCACGCGAACAACCCGATGTGGCGCGTGGACGAGTCGGACAGCCGGGTCAACATCGAAGACTTCTACAACCCGGAGATTGGTCGCCCGGTGCGTGCGCCTCAGGGCGCGGCCGAAGCAATCGCCATCCCGTTTGTGGCCCAGCACACATTCCCTCTGTTGGAGTTTGAGCAATCAAACCAAGAGAACGTGACTGGGTTCACTCGCTACTCGCAAGGCCTCGATGCCAAGAGCCTGAACCAGACGGCGAGAGGCATGGGCATCATCACGTCGATGTCGCAGCAGCGAATCAAGATGATGGCTCGCATCTTCGGCGAGATGTGCCTGAAGCCTTGCTTGCGCGGCATTGCAAAGCTGTTGAGCCAGCACGCGAGCGAGGCATTCACGGTCCGCGTGACGGGAGATGACTTCGTTGACATTGACCCGCGTGACTGGAAAGACGAATACGACCTGGCTGTGAATGTTGGTCTTGGCGTCGTTGACAAGGATCAGCAGCAAATGCAGTTGATGGCGGTGGCTCAGGCTCAGCAGTCGGCGGTAGCTGGCGGTGGGCTGGGAAAGTTGGTCACGCTCAAGAACCTCTACAACGTGCAGGTCAAGCTTGCCGAGTTGGCAGGCATGAAAGACCCGGCGTTTGCGTGGACTGACCCGGACACCGTCCAGCAGCAGCCGCAACCGAACCCCGCCGAAATGCAGATGCAGGCCGAGAAGCAGAAGGCCGAGATGCAGATGCAGCTTGAGAAGTACAAGGCCGATCAGAAGGCCGAAATCGAGCGATTCAAGGCTGAACTCAAGGCGCAGACCGACATGCAGATTGCAGAGATGCGCGCCATGTTCCAGCCTCAACAAGTGCAGGTGCCGATGTGAGCGAGGAAAAGCTGATCCGCGCCAATCAAGCTCAGTTGATCCTCAATGACCCGCTGTTCATCGAGGCCTTCAATGGGCTTGAGCAGGGGGCAATTGAGCGCTTGGCAGCGTGTGATGTCCACGATAAGGACCGTCTTGCCACGCTGACCATGAGCCTGCAAACCATTCGTTCTGTCCGCCGCCGATTCGCCCTGTGGGTGACTGAGGGTGAGGCGGAAGCACGCAAACAGATCCAGCGGGAGGAAGCCCCAACGCTGATCGACAGATTCAGGCGTCGGGCATAAGCCTCGCCGCTGCTGAATAGGCCGCCTTCGGGCGGCTTTTTCGTTTGAGGACGAAACATGGAAGAACTGGACAACCAGCAGGCGGGCCCGGAAGCGGACAACCCCCAGCATGGCCCGGAAGAAAGCAGCCTGTTCGACACGCTGCCGGACGATGAGGGCGAGCCTCCGTATGAGGACGACGCCAACCCTGAAGACGATGCTGATTCCGAGGCTGACGAGCCAAAGGATGAGGCCAAGGATGCCGACAAGCCAGAAGCGGTGAAGCAACCCGCAGACGATGCCGAGTACGAGCTACCGGACGGCCGCAAGGTCAAGGTCGCTGAGATGGCGAAATCGTTTGTGGATTTCACGGCCAAGACGCAGGAGCTTGCGCAAGAGCGCCAGCAGACGCGTCAGCAGGCATTCGATGCGATTGCCGAGGTACGGCAAACACAGGCGCAGCAGTTTGCGCTAGTGGCCCAGCACATCGCGCAACTTGTTGCGCCTGGTGTGACGGAGCAGACTCTGTATCAACTGGCGCAACAAGACCCGGACGCGTACTTCCGTCAGAAGGCGCAACTGGATGCCGCGCAGAACTTCGTTGCTCAGATCACCCAGCATTCTCAGTCGCTGATGCAGCAGGCAGAACAAGCCCGCCAGCAAGCGCAACAAGAGGGCGCTCAAGTTCAAGAGCAGCGCAAGCAGGAAGCCGCTCAAGTGCTTCAGCAGCAAGCCTGGTTCACGCCGGACTTCTGCAACAAGGCAATGGCCTACATGAAGAACACGGGGCTCACGCCTGACGTGATCCAGGCCATCAACAACGGCCAAGGCGGGGCCGCAGCCGTGCAACTGGTTCGAAAGGCCATGTTGTACGACGAGGCGCAAAAGCAGCGCCAAACCGCCAAGCAACCGCCCAAGCAATCGAAGGTCACGCCAGGCTCGAAGCCAGCGCAAGGCCTGCTTGGGCAAACCAAGAAATCCCAGGCTCTGTACGAGGCCGGGGCCAAGGGCGACAAACGCGCCGCAGGCCGCTGGCTGTCTCAGAACCTCCCCGATGCATGAGGTAATCATGGCTGCACCGACCAACATCTATCAAACCTACTCCCTTCGCGGCGCTGCCGAGGATGTCGATTCCAAGATCTACAACCTCGACCCGGAGGAAACCTCGTTTGCCTCGTCGCTCGCCAGCGAAAAGGTGACCGCCCGCATCCATCAATGGCAGGAAGACTCGTTCGCCGCAGCGAACAAGGACAACGCCATGACGGAAGGCGACGACTTCTCTGGTCAGGCTCAATCGCCGACCCTGCTGCTGCAAAACAGCATCCAGACCTTCCGAAAGGATGTGGTCACTTCCGGCGTCGCCAATGCGATCAAGAAGTACGGCCGCCAGTCTGAGCAGGATTACCTGCTGGAGAAGGCAACCATTGAAATCCGCAAGGACGTGGAAGCCGCTTTCCTGTCGAACAACCCCGCCGTCGCTGGCACCGCTGGCACGGGCGGCACGCCATCCAAGATGGCAGGCCTGGAGTTGTTCGCCAACGTCAACGTCTCGCACGGCGCTGGTGGCTCGACTGCTGCGATCAGCAACGCGACCCTGCCTACGACCGCCCCGACCGATGGCACCACTCGAGCTCTGACTGAAGCGATCTTCACCGCTTCGCTGCGCACGATGTGGGAGAACGGCGGCAAGCCGAAGGTTTGCTACCTGTCGATGCTGCAAAAGGCGGCTGTAAACCAGTTCGCTGGCATTGCTGATCGCCGCGTCGATGTGAAGCCTCGGGACATGGCATCGGTCATCGGTGTGGTCGACATCTACGTGTGGGAAACCGGCCCCATCGCATTCGTGCCGGTGTACTCGGACCGTATCCGCAACCGCACGCTGTTCATCACGGACGGCGAGTCGGTCAAGCGCGGTTACCTGCGCCCGGTGTCCAAGAAGCAGATGGGCCCGACCGGCGACAACAGCAAGACCATGCTGGTGCACGACGCGACCCTGAAGGTGACGAACCGCAAGGGCGTCGCCAAGATCGCCGACCTGACCTGATCGTTGTTCAACGAACTCAAGGGGCCTCCGGGGCCCCTTTTTCATTGCCATGAGCAAAGTCCTTTTCAATCAAAACGCCCATTCGCGCACTTGGTGGCACGTCAACCCGGACAAGCCGGGTGAAGTGACGCTTGAAAAGGAGTTTGATCGGGCTCCTGTGCTTGAGCACTGCGCAGCGATGCGCAACGAAGTCCAGCAGACGGGCGAGCTTCGCAAGGCCATGTCCATCCCGACATCCGTCTTCTTCAAGCTGCTTCAAGAGGGCAAGGTGTCTGGTCAGTGGATGGAGGGCGGCGGAATCGCCATTGACAAAGCCGAGTTGCAGCGGCTTTTCAATGACCCTGAGTTGGCCTACCTGCGCTGCATGGACAAGCTGTGAACTACACCGAACTCAAGACAGAAGTCGCGTCGTGGGTGGTTGACGCTCAGGCCGCAGGAAAAGAGGCGTCGTTCATTTCATTGGCAGAGGGAGAGATCTCTGCCGACTTGAACGTCCATCCCATGCGGATTGAGCAGACGGTTGCCGTGACTGCCGGGGCTAGGTCTGTTGCGATCCCGGACAACGTGATTGACCCATACTCGTTCCGCATTGCTGGGCGCAACCCTGAGATCGTCATCAAGTCTGTGGACGAGTTGAGCCGCATGGAGGCTGGGCAGGCCGAGTACGACGCCACGAAGGTCTACGGGGCAATCATTGGGCGCGTTCTGAAGGTGTTCCCGGCGTTGTCTGCTGGCGATGTCACGATCTACGCTAAGTGCGCTATCCCGCCGCTTTCAGATGTTCAGCCGACCAACTGGCTGTTGGATTCGTTCCCCTCGGTCTACTTGTTCGGGGCGGTCCACAAGGCGGGCTTGTTTCTGCGTGATGCCAACTTGGTTGCCTTTGGCGAAAAGGAATACCAGAAGGCAGTTGCCAAGGTGAACGCGCAGTACGTCTATCGCGGCCAGATGGCTGCCCCGACGATTCGTGGTGCTCGATGAACCCGCTTCTCGGCTTCTCCCCCGATGTTGAGCCCACGACGCCTGGGGCGATCATGGAGTGCCAAAACCTCATTCCTGACCCTAAGGGCATGCGGTCCGCTCCGAGCCCTGCGGATGCTGGGTTGAACGCGCTTGCGGCTGCGTGCCGTGGTGCTGCGGTGACTCGCAACCTGGCGGGCAATGCGCGGCTGTTTGCTGGCACGTCGAGCAACCTGTACGAGCTGAGCGGGACGAGCTGGAGCAGCGTCGGAAGTGGCTACACGCTTGGATCCGATGACGTGTGGCGGTTCGTTGCGTTCGGCAACTCGGCTCTAGCGATCTGCCCGTCTTCGCAGTTGCAACGGTCGACAGGAGCGGGGTTCACGACGGTTGCCTCTGCCCCGTTCGGCAAGGCCATTGTTGCGGCTCAGGGATTCGTGATGGTGCTGGGTTACGGCATCGTTGCCGACGGCTGGAAATGCTCGGCATTCCAGAACGAAACCGATTGGACGAACTCGGTTGCCACGCAATCCGGTGAGGGCAGGTTGGTTGAGGGCTCTGGTCCGATCACTGCCGGGCTGCGGATGGGCGACACCATCATTGCCTACAAGGAGCGCGGCATCTTCGTCGGCCAGTACGTCAGCGGCGCGATCATCTGGCAGTGGACGATGCCTGTCGGTGATGTTGGGTGCGTGGGTGTCGAGGCGGTTGCAGACACGCCCCGGGGCCATGTGTTCGTCGGCTCCGACAACATCTATCTATTCAACGGCCACATTGCCCAGCCAATCGGCAACCAAGTTCGCCAATGGTGGATTGACAACTCGTCGGCCCAGTTCCGCTACCGGACCAAGCTGATGTGGGACCGCGACAACGGCCTGGTGTGGATGTTCTACCCGTCCGCATCGTCGACGGGGGCGTGTGATCGCTGCATGGTCTATCACGTCGAGAAGGGCCAATGGGGTGTGGTCGACATGACGGTGCAAGCCGTCCTCAACTACACGTCGCCAGGGATCACCTATGACTCCGGTGCTTCGCTCGGCTACACCTACGACACCGGGCCTGCGTTCTCGTATGACTCACCGTTCTGGCTTGCTTCCAAGTCGAACCCGGCAGTTTTCAGCGACGACAACAAACTTCGCTCACTGACAGGCATTCCTGGCGCGTCGTATCTAGTGCTGGGTGACGAGGGTGACGAGGTTCAATCGTCGTTCCTGCGTGACGTGCGCGTGCGCTGGTCTCGCTTGCCTGAATCGGCGACGTGTCAAGGCTTCATCAAGACGACCTCAGGCGCGCTGATCGCGTCGGGTTCTGCATCGTCGTTCGACGGCAGCAAGTTCGCAATGCGTCAGACCGGCCGATTCCATCGTGTCCGCATCGACATGCAGGGCGACGGCAGGTTGTCGGCTGTCGGCCTTTCTCTGGTGCCTGCGGGGGTGCGATGAAGAAGTTGCCTCCTGAGCCGCGAATCCCCACCACTGGCGGGTTCGTGATGCGGGTCAATGAACTGTTCAAAGAGGCGGCGCTGATCGTCAATCAATTGGTCGACCGGGTAGTGACGCCTACGGGGGTCGTGCCGGTGACGGTTGGTGCATCGCCCTATGCCTACAGCGTGCCGCGTGATGGCTCGCTGGTTGTCGCTGGAGGCTCTGGTGTGTCGCTGTCGTACATCCGGCAGGGCGTGACTACCGTGCTCGGCTCTGTGCCCATCGTGCCCGTCAAAGATGGCGACACGGTGCGTATCACTTACACGACCGCACCAACGGTCACGCTGATCTGATGTCAAAGCCGAACATCCTCCTCCTTGATCGGGCCACGATTGAAAGTGCCTCGTCCGTTCTGCGGTCGATTGCAGATCAGATCGACGCTGGAGAGTACGGGCATGTGAAGGCCGCTGTTGTTGTGCTGGACGGCGACGAGTTGGACGTTTTCGGTGCTGGTGATGCCAGTCAATACAAGGCCGTCTGGATGCTTGAGTCGGCCAAGTTGGAGTTGATCGGATGATCGAACTCGTCCCAATCGACGCCAAGCACATTGACTCGGCTTGGCGGATGGGTGCTCACAACCTGTCCAAGGCATGTGACACGTCCGATGGCGACATCACGGGCGATCAACTGAAGATGATGCTGGCCCAAGGCGAGCGGCAACTGCTCGCGATGGTCCGTGACAAGCAAACGGTTGGCTGGGCTGCGATCTACACGGCGCAATGGCCGAACAAGCGGGTCTGCGTGATTAGCGGGCTCTACGCCCCGCACGCACGCTTCGCCGATTTTCTCGACTTGCTCTGGATGTGGGCAAGCGCTGACGGCTGCTCCGAGTTGCGCTGTGAAGCGCTGGAGGGCCAAGCACGTTTGTACGAGCGCGCCGGTTTTGAGCGCGTCAGGACGGTGATGAGGTACCGCAAATGAACCACGATTTTTCTGTCTACAACGAGCATGACGAGGGGCCGCGCCGTGTTGGGCCGCGTCGCCTCTTCAAAGGTGGCGGTGGCTCATCCACGACGACGAGCGGGCTAGACCCGCGCTTGTACCCGCTGGTTGACACGTTCACCAAGCAGGCTCAACAGGTTGCGAACACCCCGTTCCAGTCGTACACGGGCGACCGCTTCGCCGACATGAACGGCGATCAGTCGCAGGCTCTGGACATGATCCGGCAGCAAGCGGGCAACGGCCAGGTCCAAGGCCAGGCAGAAAGCGCGCTGGGCTCGTTCCTGCAAGGCGGTCAGACGAACCCGTATCTCGATCAGATGGTGTCGAACGCTCAAAAGAGCGTGACCAACGCCTACAACCTGAACACGCGGCCTTCGCAGGTGTCGCAGGCTGTGGCGTCCGGATCGTTCGGCAACTCGGGTGTCGCCGAGTACCAGGCCAATCAAGATCGCCAGTTGCAAGACTCGCTCGGGAACATCGCAACGTCGATGTACGGCGGCGCGTACAACACCGACCAGGCCAACAAACTGTCTGCACTCGGACTGCAAGGCGGCGTGCAGCAGTCGGCTTACACCGGGGCGGGGCAGTTGCTCAACGCTGGCAACCTTCAGCAGCAGCAATCGCAGGATCAGGCCGACTTCGCGTACCAGCAGTTCCAAGACCAGACCAACGACCCGTACAAGAAGTTGCAGGCCATGTCGGGGGTGTTCGGCACGCCTGGCTTTCAGACACAAACGACCAAGCAGAGCGGGGGCGGCAAATGAGCTTTCTAGGTGGACTTGATACGACTCTCGGCGGCGGCCTGCTCTGGAAGCCAATCAAGCGCGCAACGGGCCTCAGTGACGCGCAGATGGCAGGCGCGGCACTGATGGCAGTGGCGGCTCCGTATGCTCTTCCCGCAATCGGCGCGACTGGAACGGCAGCGGGAACAGCAGGCGCGGCACAGGGGGCTACTGCGGCCGGATCTGCCGGGACCGCTGGCGCACAGGGCGGCCTGCTGTCGAGCTTCTCGCAGTACGCGCAGCCTGCATCTCAGGCCATGAACATCTACGGGCAGGCGCGTGGACTCTCTGAAGGTCCGCAGGTGCAATCGCCTCAGATGCAGCCGATGCAATCGAACCCGCAAGCATTCGCGGGGCTGCTGTCGCCGTCGCAACAATACGACCCGCTGAAGCGCCAACAAGCGCAACACATGGCCGTGCAAGGCCTGCTCGGAGGTTACCGTGGCTGAAGGTGGTCTGCTCGATTTTCTCAACAGCCCGGGCGGCATGGGGCTGCTGTCGGCTGTCGGTGCTGGCTTGGCTGGTGCGCGTCGTGGCGGCCCTCTGAACGCTATTGGTGCGGGCTTGCTGGGTGGTGTGCAGGGGTATGCGCAAGGGCAGGACTTGCAGCGACAAAGCGAGTTTGCGACGCAGCGCGGCAAGCTGTTCGACATGCAGGCCGCTCAACTCAAGCAGCAGCAGGATGCGCAAGCCCGCGCCGAAGAAATGCAGCGTCAGCAGCGCGACTACCTGAGCGGTGTTGGGCGCGTCACGTCGCCCCGACTGGATGCGCAGCCGAACCCTGCCAGCCCGCGCCAGATGCTCAGTCTCGGCTTTGCGCCGGAGTTCATCAAGACCTACATGAACGCCGACAACCTCGGCAAGACGCAGATCAAGGACTACAAAGAGATCCGCAACCCGGATGGATCGGTGTCGGTTGTCGGGTTCGATGAGTTCGGCAATGTGCGCGATACCAAGCAACAGCCTTTCAAGGCCCCTGAGGTGCGTGACTTTGGCGGATACGTGGGTGGAATTGATCCGATCACCGGAAAGGTGACTGAGTACGGAAACAAGACCATGACGCCGGGTGAGCGCGATGCCTCGTCGCGTGGGTGGGCTGGCATAAAGTTGCAGCGTGAACAGGCAAATCGAGATGCGCAGGCGGTGACGTATCAACAGGACGGCGAGGGCAACTTCGTCGCTCTGCCGTCAAAGGTCGCGCCTGGCACGGTCGTGCGCGGCATGCCGGTTGTTGCTGGCCCCGGCATGACACCCCTCAAAGGCGGCGGCAAGCTCGGCGAGGGCCAGAAAAAGCAGATCAGCGGCATCGAGTCACTGAGTAATGCCGTCGACGCATACACATCCGCTCTGGATCAGTGGGACAAGACAAAGTTTGTCAGCCCCAACGAGCGGGCGAAGATGGGAACGCTCTACAACAACATGATGTTGCAGGCAAAAGAGGCGTACAACCTCGGCGTCTTGAACGGTCCCGATTACGAGATCTTGCAGTCTGTCGTGAAAGACCCGACATCCGCTGGCTCACTGCTGGTCTCAAACGACACGCTCAAGACGCAAGCCACCACGCTGCGCAACATGCTGCAAGGCAACGTTGAGAGCATCCGCAACCCCGGAAGGCAGGCCCAAGGGCAGGGGTCGCAGCAATCCACTGTTCGCCGCTACAACCCCGCCACCGGAAGGATCGAGTAATGCCGCAACGCATTGAAGTGCCGGGGCAAGGCCTGGTCGAGTTCCCGGATGGGATGAGTGACGCTGACATCGTGAAAGCGATTCAGGCGAACTCTCCCAAGCCTAGACCGGCGTCTGTAGGATCCAGTAGCGTCACAGGCGATGTACTTGCGGGCGCAGTGCGTGGCGCTGGCTCCATCGGAGCAACCATCCTTGGGCCAGTTGACGCGCTCGCACGTAAGTTCGGCGTGCAAAACGAGTACATCGGTCGCACTGACCGTCGTCAGGCGATGGACGACGCTCTGCGCGGCATGGGTGCTGACACAAACTCGCTCGCCTTCAAGGGTGGGAAGTTGGGCGCTGAGATTGCTGGGACATCCGGCGTTGGTGGGGTGCTCGCCAAAGGTGGCCGCTTGCTCCTGCCCGCCGCCGCTCAGGCCGTTCCCGCTGTTGCGAACGTCATTCGAGCCGTCGAGACGGCTGGGGCGTCCGGTGGCGGCCTGATTCCCCGCAGCGTCGGCGCTGCCATCAACGGCCTCGTCACGGCTGGCATGGTCAACCCAGATGATGCGTTGGCAGGTGGCGTTGTCGGTGCCGCTACGCCAGGCGTGGTCCAGTTGGCAGGCAAGGCTGGCAATGCCGTCGCGGACCTTGTTCGGCCGAGCGCGCAGGCCAACCCGCTCGCTCGCAAGGCAGTGGACAAGTACGGCATCCCTCTCGCGCCCGCTGATGTGACGGACAGCCGCGCAGTGAAAAGCGCCCGCTCTTTCCTGTCTGACCTCCCGGTGATCGGCCGCCCGGCCCAAACACTCAAGGACCAGCAGACCAAAGCGTTCAACAAGGCAGTTGGCGGCACTTTTGGTGCGGCAGAGGAGAGCCTGACGCCTCAGGTCATGGATCAAGCACGGAAGAAACTCGGCAGCGAGTTCGACCGCATCTGGAACAACAACGTCCTGCAAGTCGATGGGCAGATGTTCCAGAAGATCACCGATCTGGACACGCAGGCGATGAAGCTTCCGAAGCAGGAGGGCGAATCTCTGCGCCGCGAGATTCAAGACCTTCTCTCCAAGGTGCAGCAAGACCCGCAAGGCGGCCTGTTTGTCCCGGGCGACGTGGCGAACAAGTTTCAAAGCTACTTGCGTCGTCGCTCGGAGGGCTCTGCGGGCCTGCGAAATGAGTTGAACGACCTACGGCAGACCGTCATCGGTGCGTTCAATCGCTCTGTCAACCCGGCTGACGCAGCAGCGCTGACGCAGAACCGCGCCATGTACAAGGCGTTCAAGACGGTTGAGCCGCTGCTGAATTCGGCTGAGGTTGGCGTGGCCGGGCGTGTGTCAGGTGATGTGCCCGTTGCACTGCTGCCGAATGCTGTGAACCGCTCTTACAGCAACCCGGCAGGGGTGCCGCTTGCTGACCTGTCGGCCATCGGGTCACGCTTTCTTGTCGACCGCACTCCGCAGACTGGCGGCAGTGCACGCGCAATGATCCAAAACAGCGCCCTTGGCACCGGGCTTGCGCTGGGCGGTTGGACTAACCCGGTCCTGGCTGGCGGCGGACTGCTCAGCATGGGCGGCATCAGCAAGGCGCTCAACTCACCAACCGTTGGCCGTGCTCTGATGAACCCCGCGCCGCAGGTTCCTACTGGTCTTCTGTATCGTGCGAGCCCTCTTCTGCTGAGCCAGTGAGGCGCTTCCAGAAGGCGTAAAGGAACTCCATGCCCGCTAACGCGAGCAGCTTTGCCAACATGACCTCCATCACCGCCCCTTAGTTCATCGTAGGGGACCGATTCTAGGCCGACAGGCCACTTCCCACCAAGCCCGCCCGGGTCGCACCGGAGCGGGCTTTTTCATTTGAGGTGCCAATGCCCGTACCTGCATCACTTGCTTCGCTGTCTACGACTGCGGATAGCAACCCGCCTGGAGGCGGTGAGAACCCGTTCCCCGAGTTGGACGATCACCTGCGATTCGCATATTCCTGCATCGCGCAGTTGCGAGACAACAAACTAGACGCATCCATTGTCTCAACATACATCCGGACGCTTCTCGATGACGCGGACGCGGTCGCAGCGCGCACAACGCTGGGTGCCGTCGGATTGGCAGGGGACGAGACCGTCGCAGGCGTCAAGACGTTCTCAAGCTCCCCCGTTGTTCCAACTGCAACGACCAGCGGCCAGGCTGTGAACAAGGGGCAGCTTGATTCGGCGACCGGCAACGCGCTTGCCAAGACTGCCAACCTGTCCGACCTGGCCGACGCTGCAACCGCCCTCGCAAACCTGGGCGGCATCTCATCGTCAACGTTCACCGGGACAAACCAGAACCTGGCAACCCCGGGGCGGCAAAACCTGCCCGGTGGATTCCAGTTCCGCTTTGGGACGTTCTCCAACAACGGGCAAAGCGTGACCTTTGATACCGACTTCCCGAGCACCTGCTTTTGGGTGTGGATGTCGTCATCGGCCGGTGCCGGTGTCCACGTCCGACTCCACCCGCTGAACGTCACTAAATCGGGCTTCACGGTGGACTCCGAGAACGTCAGCAACTCATCCGGTCGCTACATCGCAATCGGCTGGTAACCCTACTCACTCCTTCTCCTTGGCTCGCTTCGGCGGGCCTTTTTCATTTCTGAGGTGAATCAATGGCAATCCTGACCTCCGGCGCTGGCTCGCTGAAACTGTCCGTGCCCAAGGGCTCTTCGCTCATCATCCGCAACCTGTCGGGCACCGAGACCGTGACCGGCTCTGGGTCTGCGCGTGAGGATGCGACTGCGTTCCTCGGCGCTGGTGCGTATGTGTACGGGCCGCAAGCTGCGGAAGTGCAAGTGACGATCAGCACGACCGGCACGCTGGATTACAGCGTCGTGGCAGGCGATCCGACACCGGCCACACCCGACGTGTATGTCACGCGCAACCCTGCGACTGGTGCGCCGACGGGTATCGTTGACGGCAGCGGCTCCACCGTTGCCGCTGGCGGTGGCGGTGTATCCATCCGAGCGCTGCGCCGGGCCACGGCAGGCGACTCCACGCAGGCCCGCATCGGGACGAACGTTGCAGCGAACTACTCGGCAGGCGGGTTCGTGGTGTCGGGTGGGGTCGTTACCATGAACGTGTCCACGGCGTTTCCCGGTGGACACCCACTGCTCCCTGGCAACTACGGCCAGTTGATCGCTCCAGCGGTCGGCTGGGTTGCTGGCGCTAACCCTGGCGTGCCGTCGACGTTGGGCACGTACCGGCGCAACACGAGCCTGCACAACAGGATGGTCAAGATCCTGTCTGCCACGTCGAGCACTCTGACGTTCGCTTTGCTAAACCCGGATGGAAGCCCGGCGCTTCCTGATGGCGACTATTCCACCGTGGGCGCAGCCAGCACGGATATCTGGAGCGTCATGACGCTCTACCGAAACAAAGACGGCCAGCCGGACTACTTCTTGGATGTGCTGTCCAACAACCCGTCGATTCTGGTCGCCACCTACGCTGTCGGCGGCTCGCGTGCTGAGGAGGCCCTGGCCGCGCTGCCCAACATGCTGGCCGGGCCTAAGTTCGACATTCTTGACCTCTGCACCGGCACCAACAACATCAACCTGGGCACTAGCTTGGCCGAATCGATGCAGGCGGCAACGCTGTCGATGTCTTGCATCTCGCAGATTGTCGATGCCGTGATCGCATACGGGGCCACGCCGCGCGTGACGATCCCCGCTGGCGATTCGGCGAACTTCCCGACCTATGCCGATTTCAAGGCGCAAGCGTTTGCACACCTGAGGCAGTTGATCCTTGCGAAGGCATCGCAGACACCCCAGATGGTTGTCATCGACGCATACGCGCAGTCAGTTGGCCCAGACGGGAAAATGCTGACGACTGCGAGCGCCACAAACGACGGCGTGCACCTGCACCCAAACCAGTGTTTCAAGATCGCTAAGGCAGAGCTGTCCAAAATGACGGCCCGCTTTGGCACGCGCCCGGATATTGGCCCTGTGTCGATCTTCGAGGACGCTGTGACTTACGCGCAGCCTGACGCCCAGTACCCCAACATCCTGCCGAACCCACTGTTCACGGGCAGTACCGACGCCACGGCGGCGAACATCACCGGCACCAAGCCGACTGGGTGGAGCATCAACACGCTGACTGCTGCCACTGTTGCCAGCACCGCGGGCATCGACAAGGGCAACGGCCAGGGCTACGGATGGCAGTTGCAGGTCACGTACTCGGCAGCGGGCCGCGCTGGCATCCAGACACCCAGCTTCGCGTCGCAGTTGCGCCGGGGGAAGTGGTACCGCGCCGGGCTGGTCTTCAAGTTCAACACAGACCCAGTTGGATTCGGATACCTCCAAGGCAACGTTTTCACAGGCAACGACGCGAACTTTCGAGGCTCGCTTGTGTTTGACACCCTCGGCGTGGGCGCGGCCCTCGGCCAGACCGGGCTGCCTGCAAAAGCTGGGGACGTGCTGACGTATGTGAGCAATCCGTTCTTCGTCGCCGATGCCGGGGCCAACCCGGCGACCTTGAGCCTGCTGTACGTGTTCTACAGCCTCAGCGCTGGGTCGATCGATGTGACTGTGCAGAAGGCATTCATGCAAGTCGTCGACAACCCTTACTCCGACTGGGCGGGCGCGTGATCCACCTCGCCGACGACCGCCCCGAGTCCTATACGGAGCTTCGGGGCTTCTACAGGGCGTTCGACTTCTCGCGCACCAATCCGTGGCCTGACACGCTGCGGATTCGCCGGGAGTTGGACGCAGCACAGGCCATGCATGACGAGGCCATGAATGGAAACCAAGATGGCGATTGAGACAGGTGCCGGTGCGATGGGCGCGGCGAAGTTCGGCGGGATGTTTCTCGCGTCTGCGGTGGGGGCTGCGTTCATTGCGGCGTACCACCCTGAGACGAGGCGGGAGACATGGTGGCGGGCTATTGGCGCGGGAATCGGGGGCGTGTTCGTCGGCGGTGCAGTGCTTAGGCTCGTGGCCCACTACGTCCCAGGCATGGCCCCGCCTGTCGGTGGGCTGGAAGCCATCCTCGACTGGATCGGGACGGTTGTCCTTCCGATGATGTTCGTCTTCGGCGGCCTGTTCTGGGGGCTGGTCGGCATGCTCCAGAACCTCGCAAAGAAGATCCGGGACAAGGGCGCTGACGCGATTGGCGGGAGGGTGGGGCTATGAGCCCATCCCAAGCCTGCTACGACCTCATCAAGCGCTTTGAGGGGTTCCGGGCAAAGGCGTACATCTGCCCGGCAGGAATCTTGACGGTGGGGTACGGCCACACTGGTCTGGATGTGCTGCCCGGGATGATGGTGACTGAGGCTCAAGCCGATGCGCTGCTGCGTGCCGACGTGGACAAGTTCACGGCCATCGTGAAGAAGTCGCTGACCCGGCCTGTGACGCAAGGGCAGTTCGATGCTCTGGTGTCGATCTGCTTCAACGTTGGGCCGGGCAGGGCTGGGGTACGCGATGGGATCGTGACGCTCAAGAGCGGCCAGCCCTCCACGCTGCTGCGCAAGTTGAACGCAGGCGACACGCTCGGCGCTGCTGCGGAGTTTCCGAAGTGGAACAAGGCGGGTGGTGTCGTGCTGCGTGGGCTGACGGCTCGGCGCGAGGCCGAACAACGGTTGTTCCTGTCATGAGCCCAACCCGCATCACCGCCGCAGTCCTGGCCCTTGTGCTGATGTTCGGCTTGGGCATCAAGGCTGGGATCACCGTCGAGTCGGACAAGCGTGATGCGGATACGTACCGGCTCGCCAAAGCTGCAACCGAACTCAAGGAGGCATGGAATGACGACATCGCAACCCAGCGTCAGCGTCAGGCTGACGAAGTGCGCGCTATCAATGCTCGCCTCGCTGATGCTCTTGATCGGCTGCGCCAGCGCCCCGCCCGCATGCCCGAGCCTGCCCGAGAAGCCTGTAAGGGCTCAACTGGGGCCGAGCTTTCAGGAGACGATGCAGGGTTTCTTGTCCGGGAAGCTGCCCGAGCAGACGAACTACGCGAAGCCCTCAGGGCCTGCTACGGGTGGATCGAAACCGTGACCGGCCACTGACGCACATCAGTGGTCGGCGCGAATTATCAACTTTTATCGCCGTCTTGGATAATCGGCCCGGGCGTGCCATCCCACTCGCCCCGGTACGAAATCGAGCACTTGTACATCGCTTCATTGCGCGGGTACAGATCGCGCCACTCTGACGTGTACTGGATCTTCTCGGCATCGGGATAGCGGGCTTTCGCCTCGTCTTCGGTCATCCGGCACACCGACTTCCGACGCCTGCCGTACTCGTCAGTCACAAGCCAATAGCTGAACTCGACTAGCAATCACGCCTCCACTCGTGGATCTTGCGCGCCTTGTCCATGTAAGCAGCGCCGGTGTCTTCGTGTGCCTGAATGGGCTCAGTTGGCACCGGCTTTGCGCCATTCCCAGAGATGCTGAACGGCGGGGCGGAGAACGTGGCGATGTAGCCGCGCTCCACGTCTTCCTTAATGGTTGACTCAAGGTCGGTTTGGTCGGTCAT